GACGCTCTTCCGATCTCGTAAGGTCTTCAAGACTAAAACGCCCCTCGCGTATAGCCTGCGTCATTTCTGCCGCGCCCTTTTTGCCGAAAAGTTCGGTTGCAATCTGCAACGCTTCGGTTTCCGAAGACGCGCCCTTGATGTTTTCTATTGTTTCCGCTAAAGCGTCGTCAAGGCTTTTACCCTCTGCCGCTGCGTTCTGCTGCGCTTTCTTTAAGCCTGCAAGGGCGGTTGTGCTATCTACGCCGCTACTTTCAAATTGCGCAAGCAAATTTACGCTTTCGGTAAGACCCAACCCCATTTCTTTAAGGGTTGCGCCGTTGGTCTGTAACGCGTTTTCCAATGTTTCCATTGAAATACCCGTGTCTTGACCCGCTTTAGTCATAAGACCCAAAACGTTTGTTGTTTGGCTGCTATCAACGCCGAATTTTGTCATAATGCTATCGACGCTATCTATTGCCGTGTTTAGGTCTGTCCCGTTGATTTCTGCGAAGCGTATAAAGTCTTTTGAAAGGTCGGTTAATGTCTGCCCCGTTACTCCGAAGCGTGTATTAACTTCGCCTACTGCCGTACCTGCGTCGGCTGCCGATGTCGGTAAATCGGTAAATACATCGTCTACGCTTTGTTTAAGTTCGTCTAAAGCGTCGCCCGTTGCGCCCGTTTTTGTAATTACGGTGTCGTAACCCTCGTCAAGTTCCATTGCGGATTTTACCGCCGCCGCGCCAACTGCTGCCGCTGCTGCCGAAACGGGGGCTAATGCTTTACCCGCCGCGGTAATCTTGTCGCCTGCTGCCGATATTTTGCCACCGACTTCTTCAAACTTTGACCCTAAACCGTCCGCGTCTTTCGTGCAATTTTGCAATTCGGTTTCAAGTTTCTTTAAGTCGTTTTCGGTGTTGATAATCTCCGTTTCTAACGCTCTATACTTTTCTTCGCCCATTTCGCCGCGTTCAAACGCTGCGCGCGCTTGCTCTTGCGCGGTTTTAAGGGTGTCTAACTTTTCTTTTGTATTGGCGACCGCTTCTTTTAATAGTTCTTGTTTCTTTGCTGCCGCTTCTACGTTTTTGGGGTCAAGTTTAAGGGCGGTATTGACCGCCTTTAACTCGTTCTGTAATGATTTTGCGGTTGAATTAACGCCCTTTAAGGCTTGGTCTAACTTTTGTGTTGACCCGCCTATTTCGATTGTAATACCTTTAATGTTTGCCGCCATGTGCTACCCCCTGCCCGAATTGTTCGCGAAGTTTTGCCCTTTCGGGTTTTGTCTGCGTCATGCGCCAACAATTCGCCAAATACTCGCGCCCGTCTTCGGTTTGGTTAAGATTGTGTATGTACGCTTCGCGCACATAAAACAAATATTCGTCAAAGTCCATTTCGTCCACTTGCCTAATATTTAAGCCCGTGTACGCAACAACTAAATGTTCGCTTTCTGTTTCGGGTTTATAATGATACTTTTGTTTTTTGCCCCCTGCGTAATAGGGCAATTTTAGTTTGGGTCGTTCGTTACGTTACCGACGAAAACATAAAAAGTCTTTATAAACTCGGTCATTTCTTCGATGTCGTAATTTTCTACCATGTATTCACGGGTTACGACTTCGTCGTTAAGGTTGTGTGACAATGTTTCGGCGCACAATGCCCCGAAAGTGTCTAATAGGTCTTCTATACCTACTTCGTCTTCGTTCAAGTCCTGCAATGCCTGCAACTTTTCAAAAGTCTTTTTCATTGGCATTTTTACTTGAAGTTTGCGACCGTCCTTTAATGATACATTGAAGATAGAACGGTTAATTTTGTTAAAGTCAAAAGATACGTTAGCCATTTTGTGAAACTCCTTTCGTATTTCTGTTATAAGAAATTAGCGACGGGCGGGTAGATGTACCGCCCGCGCGCCGCTACTGCTTCGTGTCATGTGGTTTACGGGCTATTAAATTATTCTGCCGCTACTGCGGTAATGATAACGTCGCCCGTTACTGCTGCAATAGTAACCTTGCCCGTTCCGCTATTGTATGCGCCCGCTACTTCGTTACCGCCCATAAATACGGTTACGCTTGAAATTGTATAACCGTCTGCGGCTGCCAATGTTGCTTCTAACTCGTCGTTTTCTGCAATTGCTGCGCCCTCGAAGTCGCTTGTAACGTGTGAAAGGTTCTGTACTACGCTATAAGTCTTTGCGCCTGCTTCCACAACCTCGGTATAGGTAATAAGTGTACCGTCGCCGTCGCTTGGCAATGCGTGAAACTCTGCGTCAACTACTGTTGCTTCGTCTTTCTTGAATGAAAGTGTGAAGCCTGCTTGGTTCTGTCCGACAATCATTAAATAGATGTCGCCGTCTACCGCGTCTACGTGGTGGAAACAAATAACGTACTTTGCGCCTTTCTGATTTCCTGCGCCGCCGATTTTAACGTCGCGGTACTGTGTGCCGTCAATAGCGTTTGTGCGTGTTGTTACTCTTGCGGTGTCGCAAAGTGTGTCAAGGGTATTGCCCGTAAAAGTCATAATGCCCGCTTTTAATGTTGCTTCTTCCTCGGTCATAATGGATTTTGCTACTTTACCCATGTCGTCTTTGGCTTCGTAAAATTCGGGGCTATACTCTAATTCTGCCCCGCCGCTAATGTACGCGTACTTGTTAGCGTCCGTACAAAAGTCTTCGGGATTTGGGATAATCTGCCCTTTTGTAAAAGTGCTAACGTGCAAATATCCCGAACCTAAAATAATTCTTTCTGCTACGCTCATTGTGTTTTACTCCTTTCGTAATTTCTCAATGATTGTAAAATCATAAACCGTTTGTGTCATATTCTCGTCACGTATAAACGATTGCGTCTTTGTAAAGTCTACGTCGGGGAATACCACCGCTTCAAATGCCGCCAATGCCGCTTTATCTGCTGCGCTTGGTCTTCTATCCGTGTAAAACTCGAAAAACGCTTCGGTCGTTTTAATTCTTACTGCGTCGTCCGTTCCCGTGTACCGTTCTACTCGTTGATAACAAATAAACGGTAATGTCGGGGCGGGGTTCTGCTTCGTGACCGCAAATTCATTTTCGGCGATTGGGTAGCCCAACGCCGCCGCCCTTGCGACCATTTCGTCGAATGTTGGCATACGTTAAACCCCCTTTCACTTACTGCCTGCATTATTAACGGCTTTCTCGACGACTTTTTCGGCTTCGCGGTCGATGTTGTCAAGTGCGGTTTGCCAATGCTTGTATATGCCCGTTCTTGTTCCCTTGCGGGTCAAGTGTCCAAACTCTAACAAGTGGGTTACTTGGTAATGTTTTTTGTTGTGAACCGTGTAACTTTCCGCGCCTGCTGCCGATGTCGCGCCTTTTCTTTGGGTTACTGCGAACCCTTTAGCATACTTCCCCGTTCGGTCATGGTATGGGTGTGTATTTTCCAATGTTTTTACGCCGCTTTCGGCTAATTCCTTGTAAGCCTTGTTAAGACCCTCGGTTATTGCCTGCGAATACTGCGAAAGTTCTTTTTGTATTTCTTCGCTTAATTGGTCGTAAGTTACATTAACTACCATTTCCCGCCCTTTCTGCCGTGTATAACTCGGTTTTGTCGTCGCGCCTTGCGCCGTACGTGCGATAAATCGAAAGCCGCTTGCCGTTGTACTCTAATTCTTCTTCGCCTGCATATTCTGCCGCCCAAACTGTAAATTTGTACTGCGCTTTCATGCCTGCTTCGCCCGCGGCGTTAAATTCGTCACGCCCTACGGGTTCAACGGTCGCGTAAACTTCCGTTTTTACGTCGTCGTCTGCGGTTTCTCCAACGCTTACAAGGTTAATCAAAACGTCTTGCATATTGTCGCCCCTTTCTTACTCCCCGCCGTCGGTTGTTGGGTCGGTGTTGTCGCCGTCCCCCGCGGGGTCTTCTCCGTTACCGCCGCCGCCCGTGTTGTCGGGTTCGGGTGTCGGTTCGGGTTCGGGGTTTGGGTTTTCTGCAAAATACTTTGACGCGCCTTTAATCTTCGTCAAAACCATGTTGTAAACGCCGATAAGTGTTTCGTAATCGTCGCTAATGCTATAATTTGCCTTAACGTAAGACAAGACCGCTTCGACTATTAACGGGTCACTCGGCGCGGTAAGCCACGAAGAATGTACGCCGATACGTTCAAGGTCTGATAAAGCCGTATCAACAAGGCGTTGTACGTCCGCGTCTAACCCGTCCGTTGCACTCTTTCTTACTCTTAACTTTGCCGCGCTTAATAACTCCACTTTTGTCATGTGGTCTTGTCCCCTTTACTTCTTCGCGGTGTCTGCCGCGCCCTTATCGGACGCGGACTTTTTACCGCTGCTTTTCTTTTTTGTTTCTGCGGGCTTGCTTGCCCCTAATGCTACCGCCATATTGTACCGCCTTTCTTACTCTGCCGCTTCGAGTACAAGGTCGCGAAGCGAAAGTGTTACGCTTGACGTTACGCCGCTTTTGACCGCCTTAAATTCAACGGTTTGTGTTGCGGGGTCGGTAACGCGTGTTACTAAAATACCGTCGCTATCCAAAGTTACTTCGCCATGCTTGCCGCCGTGTAACTTTGCTTTGATACTGTCCGCGGTCGCGTGGGTTGCGTGCAATACTAAATAATGCCCGCTTTGTTCTTCTTCGTCACCCGAAAAGCCCGTGTAACCCGTGACATATTTAAGCGTACCCGAAACGGAGTCTTTGCCGTTTACCGTTACGCCCTGCTGCAAGTCGCCGATAACCTTACCTAAAAGGTCGGTATCTGCTGCAACGTCTACGTCAACGGACGGGCTAATTAAAAAGACCCTTTCTTAACTCTGATAAAGCCGTTGTAAACTGCAACTGCGCCACCAACGAAAGTTGAAGCGCGGTAAGCAATCTGACCCGTTGAAAACTTGAAGTCTTCGGACTTTCTCGCGTCGATGTCGCTAAATACTGCCAACTCGAAGTTTTCAAGTGCGCCGTATGCCATGCAATACGCGTTTGCTTCGGTTGCTGCTGCGCTCAATGCTGCGCAAGCGGAATTGATGATAAAAGGCACGCCGTCAATAGTTCCGCTATTGCCGTTGTTTACGATTGTATAAACTTTCTGTCCCTTATCGTCGCGAAGCATTGCGAACGCCTTTAAGTCTGCCTTATTAAGAATAAGGGTTGCTACGGCTTCCACGTCCTCGTCGCCACCGTATGAATAAATGATGTCGTCAAGTGTAGTATTTGTAATTGCTGCTACGCTGATGTCGGTATCGCGGTCGATAACGTCGTCGGTTGCGCTTGCGGGATTGTAGAAAATACCCTTAATTGTTCCCGTAGAACCGTCGCCGTTTACAATCTGACGTGTAATTTTACGTCTAACGGCTCTTGTTACGCTTTCTTCTACGACTCCGTCGTAATCTGCGTTCGGTAACTTTGCCATTTCTTCGGGTTCTTCGGTGTATGCGGTTACTTTCTGTTTCTCGATTGTAACGTAGCCGAATACGGGTTCATTGCTGCTATATGCTGCGCCCTCTGCGGTTACACCGCCGCCGTTGCCGTAAGACTTAACGAAGCCGCGGTTATAAGTTTCGCCGCCGTTAAGTGGTACTGCCTTTACGCGGTCAATAAGTCCCGAAACGTCGTTAAATGTTTCCTTAACGTCGCTTGCGGTATGTACTACGGGCGCGGTCTGTGATACGGAAAGGCTATTTCTAACCTTTCTTGAAAGTGTACGTGCGGAATACTTAACCGCCTTGCCCTGCTTTGCTGCTGCGCCGCGCTCTGCAAATGCCTTTGTCTTTGCGTTTGCGTCTGCGGTTTCGCCTGCCTTGCCCTCGTCGCCGTTCTCGTCGTCTTCGGGGTCTGCAACTGCTGCAAGCCCTGCCAACTTTGCGCGGTTCTTTGCGTCGGCAATAATTGCCCTTGCGTCTTCTACCTCTGCTACGATTGCGTTAAGGTCTTCGCCCTCTGCGGTCTTGGACTTCTCAACAAGTCCCGCAATGTGCTTTTCAAGGTCTTTAACGCTCATTTTGATTAACTCGTCGTGTTTCATTTGGTTTTACCCCTTTCTTTTACTGTGTGATAATCTCTAAATAGTTTCGCATAAGTGCGGCGCGGGTTTTGATTGTTTCCGCTTCGCGCTTTGCTTTTGCTTCTTCCGCTTTTGGCGGTGTCTGCTGCTTCTTCGCTTCCAAAAGCCCTTTC